CCGGCCAGCAGCTTCTGCGCGCCGGGGCAATTATCGACATCCAGCTTAACCCGGAAGGCGAAACCACCGGACTCGAAGAGCTTACCGGAACCGCGCTTGTGGTTTCCCGTGCCTCCGAGGTCACGATGGATGACATCATCGGCCTCCAGATCGACATTAAAGGCAAGGGTGAATTAGCGCTCGGCGCGGTGGCCTAATGGCCATCGATAAGTCAGATCTCACCGCCGCTATTGTCGGTCACTTCGCCGCGCTGAAAAACCAGTGCGTCGAGGTGCCCGAATGGGCGGAAGAGGGGCGGCCCTGCATCATCTACTTCGATCCGCTCAATGTTCAGGAGCGCATCGAACTCGATGAAGACAGTCCCGAATTCCTCATCAGCGTAATTATTGCCAAGGCAAAGAACGCCGACGGGCTCAAGCGGTTTACCCTCGCCGATGTGGCCATGCTCAAGCGGCAGGCATCGCCGCTGGTGATTGCCACGCTGGCCAATCGAATTCTCAACGCCGATGCGGTCGATCCCAAATTGCTGGGGGAGTCTTCGTCGCCGGACGGAAAAGCGGAACCCTCGGCGGGGTGATCTATGATGTGGCCGAAAACCTCGGCTGCACCGTAAAGGACATTATGCGGATGCCGGTGCCGGAGTTTTTGATCTGGTACGCACGATTTAAGAAAAGGGCGAACGATGCTCAATCGTAACGAAACCAACATCCCGATCACCGCGACCGATGAAACCGGTCGCGCTTTCGCATCCGCCCGCAACAATGTGAAGATGCTCGGCTCCGAAGGGGCCAAGCTCTCCCGCGTCTTTGCCGGGTTTGGGGTCGGCCTCGGCGTCGCCGCCCTGGCGCGGGATATTATCAGCGTCAATAAAGAATTTGAGAAGGCCAGCCGCGAGGTCAACTCCCTGCTGAATCTCTCCGAGGCCGGCTTCCGTGATTTGCAAGATGACATTCGGGGCGTGGCCGGTGCCATGGGCATCGATCTGGTCGATGCCACCAAGGCGGCCTATCAAGCCATCTCCGCCGGAGTCGACCGCAAGGATCTATCCGGCTTCCTGCGCACCTCCGCCACCGCCGCAGTCGCCGGGCTGTCCGACACCGAAACCGCCGTCGACGTACTTTCCACCGTGGTAAATTCATTCGGCGCGGACACGATCACCGCCGCTCGCGCTGCCGATGTTCTATTCTCCGCCGTAAAAGACGGTAAAACCACCTTCAGCGAATTGGCGCGGACGCTTTCCAAGGCCGCCCCGCTCGCCGCCGCCACCGGGGTCGACTTTGAAGAACTTGCCGCCGCCGTCGCGGCCATCACCAAGCGCGGCGCGCCCACCGCCGAAGCCATGACCCAGATCCGAGCCGTAATGATCGCCCTCAAAAAACCGACCGGTGATATGGCTAAGATTTTCAAGCAGCTCGGTGTGGCCAATGGCGATGCGCTCATTAAATCGCGGGGCTTCAAAGGGGCCCTCGACCAGCTCACCTCCACCGCCAAGAAAAACGGCATCGCCATTACCAAGATATTCTCGGAAACCGAAGCCCTCAACGGCGTGCTCAACCTCACCGGTAAAAACGCCGCTGGCTTCGGGACCAGCCTCTCCAATGCCTACGACTCCGCCGGGGCTTCCGCTGCCGCCTTCGCCGAAAATAACCAAACCCTCGATCGCAACCTCCAGAAAGTCCGCGCATCCTGGCAGGCCACCGTCACCGCCTTCGGCGAGACCAAGGCGGTGAATGCCTATCTCGATAAATTTGCACAGGGATTAAATACCATTGCCGGGCTATTGAGCGGGGAGGGTTGGCAGGTGGCCGCCTATGGCGACCTCGAAGAAGTTCTCCCCGGCATCAACCGAGAAATCCACGGGTTGAGCCGCGCGTGGGAAGCCTATCAACAGGCCTCGTCGATGGGGCTGGAAAACTTGGCGGCCATGCTGAAAGATCAATACGATGCCAAGGTCGCCGACTACATCGCCACGCAGAACCAGACCGCCGCGCAGAAGGATCTCAACACGGCCATCGATGCCCAGCCCCTTCCTCAAGATTCCAGCAAGTTGGAGCGCATAAACGCCTTGGTCCGCCAGATTTCCGAAGCCCGCGCCACACCCTCCGTCAATATGGGGGTGCTGGAGTCCGAAATCGCCGCGCTGCACGAATCCCTCCGCTCCCTCGATGACGAAAACCTGCACGGAACCGAAGCCTGGGCCGACACCTATATCTCCGCCCTGCAAAAAACCATCAAACTCGAACAAATGCGCGGCGCGGAAATTAAAAAGAACAACGCCGCCCATGCCGATGCCGCAAAGCTACTGGATGATATGTCGAAAGAGGGATCGGTCAGCATGGACGATGTTTTTACGGCCATGGATTCCTCCGCCCCAGGCTCGAAGGCGTGGGAGGAGTGGCGCGATTCTGGCCTATCCGCACAGCAGATGGTGGTTCATGCTATGCAGAATGCCTCCGATTCCATGACCGATTCATTTATGGAATTCATCGAAACCGGCAAGTTTAACTTTTCTGATTTTATATCCTCGATGCTAAAAGACATTGCTCGCCTGGTGTTCCAGCAATCCGTCGCTAATCCTTTTGCCCAGGCAATCTCATCGGGGATCGGTGGGGTGTTCGGCGGCCCTAAAGCCGCAGGCGGGCCGGTGTCCGGCGGAACCACCTATCTCGTCGGCGAAAAAGGCCCCGAGCTGTTCACGCCGGGACGCTCCGGTGGCATCACGCCCAACAATCAACTCGGGTCCCCGAACCAAGCCCCCGTCAATATCACCTTCAGGGTCGACACCTACGACTCCGCCAGTTTTGATCAGGGCATTGCCCAGCGCCGCCGCATGATTGTCGGTATGGTGGATGAGGCCCTGAATCGGCGCGGCAGAAGGGGGGCAACGCAATAATGTTTCCGATCTCACCCATACCCGGCGGGTTGACCCGCGCCGAGATTGCCCCGCTGTGGGCTTTTATTCAGGCGCAGGCCGGGCAGTCCCATTCGTTTGACTTTACCGCCCCCTTCCAGTCTTCATTAGGTTCCATGGCAGGAACCCCAATTGTGGATGGCGCGGATCAGATGGGGGCATCTGTAAATTTGAAGGGATTTTTGCCCGACCAGTCTGGCGTTCTTAAGGCGGGCGACTATCTCCGGCTGGCGGGTCACCACAAGGCCTATACCGTCACCGCCGATGTGGGTTCTGATGCCACCGGCCTCGCTTCCGTGCCGCTCGCCCCCGCCCTCCAGGCTTCCCCACTGGATGGCGCCGCCGTCGCCGCCGATGGTATATTCCGTTGCCGCCTCGCTGCCGACGCTCAGGAGTTGGTTGTCACCGACGTACTTCACTATGGGTTTTCAGTCGATCTAATCGAGGTGCTCGACTAATGCCGCGCACCCTGTCAGATGCCATCAAGAATGCCGCTGCCGGTTCCTTCCAACGCACCGCCCACCTTTTTCGGGCGGTCTTTACCAACTCGCAGAATGGGCAGGATGAGGTTTTTTATCTCACCGACAACTTCCGCGATGTCGAATATGATGGACACACCTTTTCAGCCGTCGGCCATCTGCTCGGATTCGAGGGGGTGGAGGAAAGTTCCGATTTCCAGATATCTACTGCCCGCGTCACCCTCTCCGCCGTTGATCTTGCCCTGGTCTCCGCCGTCCTTCAATACCGCTACATTGACCGAGCCCTCGAAATTTGGCGGGTGTTTTTCACCCTCCCTGGAAATATAGCCGACGTTTGGGACGACTCTATGACGTGGGATGACTATGCCGTCCTGGCGGGTTCCTCTGAGGTTTTGATTGATTCCCCGGTCAAGATATTCAGCGGCCGCATGGCCGAGCCAGCCATCTCGGAAGATCCAGTGGCGGGCAACGCCACCGTTTCCCTCACGGCCTCCAGCCTGTTTGCCGACTTCGACCGCCGCCCCGGTCGTCATACTAACCATACAGAACAACAAGCCTATTTCTTGGGCGACCGCTTTTTCGAGGCATGGGGGTCTCCCGATCAAGATCTCGTATGGGGGCGCTCCGCATGAACCGCCGCAACGACTATGAGGTACGGCTGATGGATCTCGCCGCTCGCGAGGTCGGCAAACCCTTTGAATGGGGCAAGACCAACTGTGCCGCCCTCGCCGCTGCCGCCGTCGATGCCATGTTTGGCACCGAGCTTTTCACCAAGTCCATCTCCGCCCGCTGCACCTCCGCCGCGCGCGGGCTGGCCTTAAGCCGCCGCCGCGAAACCCGCGAAACCCTGCTGGCTCTCGGAGCCTCCCTCATCGACCCCGCCTTCCGGCAAGTCGCCGACATCATCGTGGCCTTCGACGATCCGTGGGAGTGCTGTCATATCATCCTCGGCAGAACGTGCCTCACCAGCTCCCCCGAAAAAGGCGTTTTCATTATCCCCACGGCTCTTATTCTTAAAGCTACAAGCTCACAGCTATCAGCTAATAGCTTCCGCCTGGAGGTCTTCCGATGCCTGTAGTTCCCGCAGTAGTAGCCGCTTGGGCGGGGGTCTCCGCCTTTGCGGCGACCACGGTAGGCGGTTTTATCGTCGGCACGGTCGCCTCCTACGGCATCGGCTACATAGCCCAGAAACTCGGCGAATTTGGCCGCGACGATGCGATGGACAACTTTAATTCTGGCATTAAAACCAACTCGATTTCCAGTGTCGCCCCGATTTCAATCATCTATGGCGAGCGGGTCGTGGGCGGGCCTGAATACCGCGCCGTTTCCGGGCAGGATAATAAATATCTATGGCGGGTCATGGTGCTGGGTGAGGGTCAAATTGATTCGGTCACCAACGTTTATCTAAACGATAAGGATGTCGATTCCTACACGGACGACGCCGAGAACTTGGTCTATGCCGAACGGGTGGAGTGGTGGGTGCATGCCGGCACGGCGGGGCAGGCTGCTGATGATAATCTTGTGGCGGCCCTGGAGGATTGGAGTCCAGATCATCGGGGCTATGGAGTGGCCTATCTGGTGGTGCGGATGGAGTACGATCCCGATGTCTTTTCATCCGGCATGCCCGTCCTCACCGCTAAGGTGCGCGGGCGCAGGGTCTACGATCCCCGCGATGGATCCACGGCTTGGAGCGATAACCCTGCTCTCTGCACGAATGATTATTTAATGAACACTCGCTTTGGCCGGGGAATTGACTCCTCCATCATCGATCAAGACTACCTCATCGATGCGGCTAATTATTGCGACGGGATGGTTACGGTGAAAGCCCCGGGTGGAACCGACCTCATCCAGAAGCGTTATACCTGCAACGGGGTCGTGAATCCAGACCAGACCAGCAAGAGTATCATCGAGCAACTCTGCACCTCTTTCCGGGGAACCATCGTTCCGCCGGGCGAAAAATACAGAATCAAGATCGACCGTCCGGAGGTCTCCACTTTTGATTTTACTGAAAACAACATTGTCGGCGCATGGAACATCACCGGTGCCGGAGTTCGCACAAAACTAAACCGCGTCAACACCCGGTTCTACGATGCAGAAAATAATTGGGAGGAGGCCTTGGCCGTTACCGACTCCAAGGCCTATCGCGAGGAAGATAATGGTCGCGTCCTCGAAGCCGATATCTCCCTACCCTTCACCAGCCAGACCCAGCGCGCCGATATTATGGCCCAGCACCACATCAAGCAGACACGCCAAGGCTGGCGCGCAACCTTCACCGCGTCCCTTGAGGCACTGTCGGTCGAGGTTATGGACGTGGTCACCATCACCCACCCGACCCCCGGCTGGGAAGGGAAGCTTTTCAGGATCCATGGCCTTGAGCTTCTTGAGAATGATGTGATCGGCGTCACCGTCCAGGAATACGACCCCTCCGTCCACACTTTCGACCTCCACACCCCGCCCGCCATTCCTGACACCAACCTGCCCAGCCCGTTCGATGCGCCGCCGCCGAAGAACCTCCTTCTCGCCAGCGGCACCGACCAACTTCTCCGCGCGGGGGACGGAACTATTATTGCCCGCATCCTCGCCGAGTGGGATGCGCCAGCAAATCCCTTCGTAACTTATTACGAAATTGGCTACAAACTCTCCGCCTCCACCGGGTGGACAACCACCCAAACCAGCGAGCGATCCCATCACATCGCCCCGGCTGCCGATGGGCACCTCTACGACATTCGCGTCCGGGCCATATATTCGTCCGGTCGCCGGTCGGAATGGCTGGTGGTTTCCGGCTATCTCGTGATCGGCAAGACCGCCCCGCCGGCCGCCCCGACTTCCTTCAGCTTTGCGTCGCAACGCGACTACACCCGCGAGTTCACATGGGCGCTCAATACCACCGACAGCGATGTCGCGGGATACAAGGTCAGATATTCCGCAACCCTCACCGACGAATGGGAGGATATGTCGGCACTGCACCTCGGCCTTCGCCTATCCAGCCCGTGGGAAACTAACCTGCTCAACGCCGGAACCTACCGCTTCGCCATCAAAACCATCGATACCACAGGCAACGAGTCCGTCACCGCCAAATATATGCAGGCAACGCTGGAAGATTCCCCCGTCAGTTCCATCCTCGCCGCTTTCTATCCCCGACTGGAGGGCTGGCCGGGAACGATCACCAACGGCTATATCCTCCCCAACTCCGGCGATATCGAATCCACCGACTCGACCACTTGGGACGATCTCGAAACCGCCGCCGCCACCTTTGATGAGTGGTTTGATTGGGGCCTCAACGGAGACGACCTGACCTACCAATATCCCGACATCGATATGGGCGCGGTTCTTACCTACCGCCCCGTCATTTCCGCGCAAGCCGACGGGGTCATCACCTATGAAATTGACTACTCCACCGATAACGTAGTTTGGAATGGTTGGGTAACCCCCTCCGCCGATATTACCTGCCGCTATCTCCGCTGCCGGATCAAAGTCGTTGGCACCGCGCCCCGGATTCAATCCATGACCATCCTGCTCGATGGTGAAAAAGAATTTGAAGATATCTCCGATCTCGACACCTCGACCCTTTCTGCAACCTACCGCACCGTTGCCGGAGATATTCGCCTGCCCATCGCCTCCGCCTTCACCAATATTAAATCTGTTCAGGTAACTCTCCAGAACACCGGCCCCGGCTGGAGCTGGGAGTTGATCGACAAACTCACCGCCACCGGCCCCCGCATTAAGATATACGACAACACCGGAACCCTCGCCGACGCAACCATCGACGCAACCATTAAAGGATTTTGATAGTAGGGGCATCCCCTGTGGGTGCCCGCCCCAAAAAAAGGAGATAAAACCATGGCCCAATTCCCAACCGATCCCGTTTCCGTTGCTGATCTCGATCAAGGCACCGACTCCCCAAAGCTCGCCCGGATTGCCCTGCTTGATGGCTTTAACAAGCTCAATCAAATCATGGCATCCCTCGGCGCTGCACTCGGGCTTTGTCCGCTCGATGCCGCCGCAAAGGTTCCCTCCACGAATCTCGGTGCTGCGGTCGACCACGCCGCCATTCAGGATAACGCGGTCGAAGGTAATAACATTAAGGATGGCGAAGTCGGATTCAATCACCTCACCGCCACCATCACCAGCGATCCATCGGCCCCCACCGGGGGAGCCGATGGTGACCTCTATTTTATATATGAATAAAGAACCCCATTGCCTAGTGCCTAGAGCCTAGTGCCGCGCTGGAGGCGCTCCCATGCCAAGACCATTCATCAACGAGTCCGGAACGTGGCGGAACCCCAAGCAGATTTGGATTAACGAAGCCGGAACTTGGCGGCACGGGAAAGAGTTGTGGGTCAGGCGCAACGGCGTCTGGCGGCAAATTTTTAAACGCGCCATCCAACTGCTTATTGATGCCGCAACCTCCGACTATGACCTCTTTACCGCCGCCGGATCTCCCAGCGCCGCGCTCGATATCGTTCTCACCGTTGGGCTCGATATCGATGTCGGCGCATCCACCCCGGCCAACGCCGCAATCTACTGCTCCACCCCGCTGCCCACCGGCTCCACGCTAAAGATCATTAACAAAGGCACCATTATTGGCGCAGGCGGAAAGGGCGGCGCGGGATGGTATGGAATTTTTGAAGACGGCGAAGACGGCGGCCACGCCCTCTCGATCACTTGCCCAGCCACCATCAACAATGCGGTGGGTTATGTATTCGGTGGCGGTGGCGGTGGCGGCGGGGGACACGCATGGGCCAGCGAACAGTTCGGCTCCTCAAAAGTTCCCGCATGGGGCGGCGGCGGCGGGGCGGGATCAGTCGCCGGCATCGGCGGCACCCTGGTTCATGTAAATGGTTCAAGCGGCTCGGTTTACTATGTCACCGCGCTCTCCGGGACCCGTACCACCGGCGGATCTGGTTGGCAGCGTGGAAATTCATACAGCCGCGCCGTTTCCGGCACGAAAGGCGGCGGTCTAGGAGCCGCCGGGTCTAACACCCCCAACGACTACCCCATCACGCAGACCATGACCGCCTTTGGAGCCGCCGGGAAAGCCGTCGATCTCAACGGCCACGCGCTCACATGGGCCGGCGGCGAGAACACCACCCAGATCAAAGGAGCCTACACCTAAGACTTGACCCACCGCCCCACATTCTATATAAAACCCCAGCAAATAAGGGCATTTATTCCCCCGCCCCGGGCCATTATAACCCCCTATAAACTCGTCTAGCCCGCACCATAATCTGTAAACCCCTCCACGCCAACGCCCCGCCGCACCCCCTCTCTCTCCGCCATTCTTTTATTTTTGTTATAAAAACTCGTATTTACTAGAGAATAACCTATTTTTCTACACAAACTTGCTACACATTTCGGAGCAAATATGGTTATTACTATCACCATGAAAAACGCCATTCTTCGTAGCGGAAAATATCATTTCAGGATGCGAGTTCCGAAAGATTGCCTTGAATCGGTCGGCAAAAAAGAAATTACTCAATCGCTAAAAACCACAGAGGCCGTCGAGGCAGTTCGGTTGTCTGTCGCTGGTGGAGTTGGTTTGGGTGCCTTTACGGCAACTAAGGCAATTGCTGGGGTTGTGAAGGGGCGACGCAGGCTGGTGCAAGGGAACAACCTGATGGGAGAGGAGCAGAGTCGGATGGAGTGCAAGCTGTTGGAGGATAGGAGGACAAGTTAAGGAGCTTGAAAAGCACTAAATCCTACTGTGAAAATGGTGGGATTTGGTGTCTTTTCTTTAGCTCGAATTAGGTGCTCTGCACACCTTGCACAGGGTTGAAACAACCCCCACTCCCCAACAAGTTAAACCATTCCCATCCATTTTCATGAATAGATCAGGCTAGCTCTCACTTCGCGAGAGCTTGGACCAGCGATTGACCACGATAATGCCTCCGCCAAAGATTGCTATCAAACTCAGCACGGCGGGTTCAGGAATTACCGTCGCTTGAATATCCATGCGCATGGGTGCGCTGAGGTTTTCACCGGAGTTCCAAGGGCCATCATCCCCATTATAGGTGATATAGGTCAGGTTCTCTCCAGCTGCGTTCTCTAAGCTCCAGCTCCCCGCGTCCACGCTGAAATCGGACCCAGGTCCATAATTGTACGTTGGATAATATCCATAGGATTGAGGTC